CAAAATCGAAGACATCAGAGTTGCAACAGCAATTGGTAATGTCGGCGCTGATGGCCGTTATCAGGAAGCAAACACAAGACGAGACAAACCAAGAGTTGTAATCAGTGAAAGAGTCATGAAAAAACCGGAAGATCGAGATCGTTTCGAGCAAGTTGTCATTCATGAGTTTGCTCATGCGTGGGATGACGCTCCGGGAGTCTATGAGCAAACAAGCAGTTGGCTTGAACGTCGCATTTTAGGAGAAGAACGTAAGACTTCAGGAGACTTTGGGTTATATGGAGCTGGCTGGTATGATAAATTCATAAATGCTTATATTGGCTCTGACGTACCGACTCGGCATACTGAAGTGACTTCGATGGGATGGGAACTCATGCGAAGAAAAGCTCATACTTTCATGAGTCAAGACCCAGACCACTTCGACTTGATTTGGAGCCTAGCACGAGGTGATTTTTGAGTAGTAAATACGAAGGCATCACCATGATTGTCGCCGGAGTGACTGCGACACTGTATCTGGGGACATGGACATCGAAAGTTCAAGGAGTCGCCGACGTACTCAATGAATGGAGTCCCGACCCGTTCAAGCCGCGTGGCATGCCGCATGTCGACTTACCGACTGCTCAGCAAGCAGCCAGTGTCTTCAAAGGCACAATTGTCACAATGCTCGAAATTGACCCGAACGTCATTGTCTAGGAGGCGCTGATGGACGACGGAATCAAGGCCGGCCGACGCAACAGCGACGCCGATTACCAGCGGATGCGCAAGGCCTACAAGCTGGCCGAGGAGATGATGCAGACGCTGCGCGATATGGGTTACACCGACTTCGACGGTGACACCGAAGAGGAGTTGGCCATCAAGGCAGAGCGCTACGGCGGTGTCGAGCGCAGCGAGCTGCGGATGAACGACTTCGTCTTCCCTGAGGAGCGCAAGTTCCCGGTGATGACGCGTGGCGACGTTCAGGACGCCGTCAGCAGCTGGGGGCGCTACAAGGGGCCGGCCGACTTCGGCACGTTCAAGCGGCGCCTGATCTCGATTGCCAAACGTAAAGGTCTGGAGTCGGCGCTGCCGGCCGGATGGAAAGAGGAGGCCGGAATGAAGGCTGACATGGAACTCGCCGACATCCACGAGATGGTATGCGAAGCGGTCGAGGACGCGCTGGTTGAGCTGGCGCTGCTCGAACCGGATGACGACATGGGCGACGACAGAGAATCCATGATGGCGATCATGGACGACTACGGCAAGGGATACGACGAGCAGGACGACGAAGACGAAGACGACCTCAAGGTGTACGTCTACGCCGACTACGCGGTGGCCTGCATCCGCCAGGGCGTCGACTGGAAGATTCCGTACAGCATCGAAGACGGGATGGTCATTCTGGCCGCGCCGCGGACGTGGCAGCGGGTTGAGCAGGTCTGGGCGCCGATCGAATCGAGCGCGGTGAAGATGCTGGACGACGGGACGATCGTGGCGCAGGCGGTGCGCTTCGGCAGCCCGGAGGATCCGGATATCTCGGCATACCGTGACTTCTTCACGAAGTCGACCGACTTCTGGCTGGATCAGTGGAATCAGCGACCGATGCTGTATCACCACGCGCAGGACGAAGCGACGGCGGATGCGCCGGTGATCGGCACGTGGATGAAGGCATGGGTAGACGATACCGGCGTGTGGCTGCAGGGCCAGATCGACAAGGCGCACAAGTACGCTGAGGCGATCAAGGACATGGCGCGGCGGGGGCTGCTGAAGATCTCGACGGACAGCGCGCCGCATCTGATCAAGCGGCGGCCGGGGCCGAACGGCACGAACCACGTCGAGCGGTGGCCGCTGGTGGCGGCCAGCCTGACGCCGACGCCGGCAGAGCCGCGGCTCATGCCGGTGAGCGTGAAAAGTGCTAGTATCGCAACAGACGATCCGGATACTGCGGGCAGCGAGAGGCGCGACGGCGCAGAGGCGGCAGCGGAGCGGGATCGGCTGGTGCAGGATATCAATCGTCTGATGGAGAGTCTGTAATGACGACACCGCAGGAACTGGCTGCTGCAGCGAAGGCCGCGATCGACGCGGGCAAGGTGCAGGAAGCCAACGACCTCATCGCTCGGGCCAAGGCGCTGAAGAGCGCGCTGGACCTTGAGAGCGAGTTGACTGCGTCGCAGCGGCTGCCGATGCCGACTGGTGCGCAGGAGTCCGCGACGGCCAACGACGTAGCGCTGAAGAGCTGGTACGCGAATCAGTTCGGCCGTGGTTCTGACCTCGGCGCCGATGCTGAGACCGTGATGCGCGATCTGTACGGCCCGAACTATCGCCACGAGGCCTATGCCAAGTCGGCATCGTTCGCGCGATATCTGCGCAGCGGCCAGATGGACGAGTACGCTCGGAAGATCGTGATCACTCCGCAGCAGGCGATGAACATGATCGCCGGCGGCGACACGTTTGCCAGCATCAAGGCGACGCAGATCGAGTCACAGGGCGATCTCGGCGGCTACCTGGTGCCGGAGGACTTCCGCAACGAAGTCATCCAGCGCATTCAGGGTATGACGCCGATGCGCCAGATCAGCCGCAGCATCACCACCACGCGGGATCGCGTGACGATGCCGGTGGTCAACGGCGGCGACGATCGCTACATCGGCAACGTCCGTGTGGTGAAGGTCGACGAGAGCCCGACCAGCACGCAGGCTGCGACGAACAGCACGTTCGGCCAGGTGACCATCCCGGTGCACACCATCATGGGGCACGCGGCGGTTTCGAAGAACCTGCTGGAAGACACGACCGGCGCCAGCGCGATTGTGCCGCTGATGACGGACGAGTTCAGCTCAGCGTTCAGCATCTTCGAGGATGAGCAGTTCATCGTCGGCAACGGCGTGGGCGGCCCGCTGGGTATTCTGAAGGACCGCACCACCGGCGGCCCGCAGACGTTCGCCTACGGCGCGATCTCGACAGTGAACAGCGGCAACGCGACGAAGCTGACGGCCGACGCGATCCGCGCGCTGCCGTACGCCGTGGCGACGCAGTATCGGCAGCTCGGCGGCATGTGGTTGATGAGCCGCGGCACCCTCCGCGTCATCAAGAGCCTGAAGGCCGGCGACGGCACCTACCTGTGGTCGAGCCGCGGTGATACTCCGGCGCTGTCGCAGGGCGCACCGGCCAGCCTCGAAGGCTTCCCGATCATGGAGACGGAAGTTCTGGCGAGCCCGACGACCAACGGCGGCGACGCGTTCACCGCGAACGTGTTCCCGATCCTGTTCGTGACTCGGCCGTTCTACACCGTCATCGACAAGGCGATCGGTGGTCTGGCGGTTGAGCGGTACGAGGACAGCGTGACAGCACGCGAGAACAGCGTGGTGTTCGTGCTGCGGCGGCGCGTCGGCGGCCAGGTGACCAACCCGTGGGGTGGCGCCGCTCTGAAGATCAGCGCCTGAGGAGGATAGACCGATGGGTTACCACGATTGGTTTAAGTCTGGCGACGTGCAGATCCGCAGCACGGCGTCGGGCACGTTCATCAACGAGACAGTCAACGGCACGGCGGCAGCCTATTTCGCCGGGGACTACGAGTACCACGCGGCGATCTTCGCCGGCACGCTCGGCAACACCGGCACGCTGTTCGTGTACGGGGCGAAGGACACTTCGGCGACCTCACCGCTGGTGCTCGGCAGTGTGGTGGCGACGGCCAGCGCGAACGGCGAGATCGTGTTCGAGTTCAAGACGGACACGCTGACCAACCTCGGCACCGACTACACCCACTGGACTTCGCAGTTCAAGGTGGACGCGGCGGGCACGTGGCGCGGGGCTCTGGTGCTGCTGGATCACGGGGCGCGCAGCAAGGGCACGGTTCCGGCGGCAATCGGCGTGAGCTACCTCGGCACGCTGTACGCCTGATAGGAGGTTGTGATGAGTTACAACACTCCGGTGCGGATTCTCCAGGGCGGCAGCGTCCTGGAGATCGCGGCAGGCGGGACGTTACTGGTTGGGGCGACGTCAGTGACTGGGGTGGCGCGTGGGTACGCCTACGTGCCGACGCAGGGCAGCGTAACGGTAGCGACTGGCTTGACGAGTGTTGCCGGGTTCAGCCTGACGCCGAGCGGAGCGCAGGGTAGCTTCACGGGTGTGCGTGGCAGCGTGAGCGGCGGCGACATCGTGGTGTTCGGGCTGAACGGCACGGTAGCGGGCGTCGGGCCGGGCAGCGTATCGTGGACTGCGTTCAGCGGCTGACGGCGACTGGGCAGACGTTCGAGTTATTCGGACGTCTGCCCGATCTGAGGAGACCATGTACCAGAATCTAGTTACTAATTACACACTGACCTTCGGCAGCGGCGGCACGGTCTCCAACGCCGTGTATCTGAA